AGTACATCTTTCAACAGATTGTGTATTTGATGGTAAGAAAGGTAACTACATCGAATCAGATACTCATACAGAAATTAATTCCTACGGTAAATCAAAATCGCTAGGTGAGTTAAACAATACCAAAGATATTACCTTTAGAATGAGTATTATTGGGCCAGAGATCAAGTCAAGTGGAACTGGTTTGTTTCATTGGTTATCAACAAATCCCCAACAAGAATTACAAGGTTGGGACAATGCATGGTGGAATGGAATTACTACTTTAGAACTTGCAAAGTGCATTGAAAAATATATGAGTGCTCCTACAATTATAGGAGTATATCATGTTGTTAACAATACAAATAAAATTAGCAAGTATGATTTATTGTCGAAAATTAACGACATATATCAATTAGGTAAGACTATTGTAAGAACACAAGGACCAAAACCAGTTAATAAAATTCTAGTAGATACTAGAAAAGATTTTGATTTTGAAATTCTCGATTACGATAGTATGATTAAGGAAATGAAGAACTTTAAATAAACTTCTTCATGTGTTGCCAGCACTCACCGGATCTCAGTTCGTCAAAGTTCCAGTGAAACATAGCAAGACGTTCAACCCACGGTTGCCTATCTAGCAATTGTGGGTTTTCTATTTGTGAAAAGTCAGTATTAGCAATTTCGGCACATTGACTGTTTAATGGATCAGACACAAATATTGGGTATCCTTCAATTGCTGCACCGACTACTGGACTAGAATTATAGTTAACTGCGGCCCAGCAATTATGTAAGTCGTCTACTAAATTAGGATTAGTACTTAATCGTACACGCTTAGAAAATTTAATTTTGCAATGATGACTGTTAGGATTAAGATAAGTCCTTGCTGCTTTATCCCCTGGGTGAGGTCTAATAACAATGGGCCTATCTGTAAACTGTCTAATAGCGTCTATAGTTGAAATTGCCCAGTCCTGAACATCATACCCTCCCATACTCCAACCGCCATTACGCTGAAGTAATAACAGTATATGGTCGCCGGTAGTTCTGTAATCTTTTAGCTGTATGCCTAGATTGCTTGAAAGTTTATTCCAACGATTAGGGTCAATCTCTGTATCGCAATAAATGCCGTGAGTTGGAAAAACATCGTTAAAGCTGTAGCGTAGATAATGTTGAGGATTATTTGGTGTAGCATAAAGGAATAAATTACTGTCAACACCTACTGAGTGCTTGTTAGTAATTCTTTGAATAACATTAGTTCGTAACTGTGTATGAAGAGATGACGGAGGAACACCCGGAACGCACCATCCCTGTATAACACCTACATCGGCCTGCACGACATTATGATCATACACATCAACGGCATGATCACCAGAAACCTTGACACCCTGTGAATAATTAACTAGGATATCAATTTTTTCTTGGTTCTTACTGTTAGGAATCGACTTGTGGTATATCGCTACTTTTAGAGCCATCTTTTAATTCTCGAAGTTTTTGCTTGTTATCTTTGTTAATCCAATGCGTTAAGAGGCCGTTAAACCTAGTATTTTTCAGCGCATCTATGTTTTCACAGGGTGAATTACATAAATTTAAAAACGTGCGTGATTCAGCTACATGACCCAGTACCTGCGCATCATAGGGGCGAAATAGAGCCATTAATTCATCATCATCATTCCATATACGTTCGTACTGCCTAGCAACAATGTTTATTTTTCCAAATCGCTGATTAAAGATAACAATACCGGTTTCCCAACAATCTTCCTTATCACCAGAGTACATCATTGCTAACGGTTCGCTGAATTCAAAATCAAACATATCAGCAGTTAACACCCCTATTTGTTCGACATCTGCATCAATCCAAATAATGCGTTCATCTACACCTCTGTTACGCACTGCCTCTAATTGTGCTGATGCTTTACCCCAAAATTTTCTTACCTTTGAGCGTTCCGCGCCCCGAGTTTTTAACTCTGGAACATGTAACAGTTCTTTATGGAAGGGAACATCGTAGATCCAATCTAAATCACCCCCGGATTGATCGACAAAGATTGTTACGTCTCCAGGTAACTGCCAAGTAGGGATACAATACTTGGCGGTAGAGTTCCAATAATTTTTTGAGATACTTGTTACAAAGTGTAGTTTCATGTTAATTCTTCTAATATATGTTTTGCGATTCCATTACGCAATTCTTCGGTGTGAAATTGCCCGTATGCAAGATGACAGGCCCATGCATATAATTTATCACGGTCTGGATAGTACGGTGTTTCTATCTTGGTTAAATCTTGCAGACTCACTGGACTTGATGCATTTGCTGGAGCCAATGTAAATGCTGGAATTCCATTTAAAATTGCTTCAGTTGATGCTACACTATTAAAAGTTACCAATGCAAACACATCATCTTGAAGAGCTGCTGTTAAGGGGATATTTTGTTTTCTATCAATTCTGTCTGCAGGTCGCTGTCGAATAACAATAGGTCTATCAGTATGTTGTTTGATTGTGTTTACAGTTTGTTCTAACCATTGCTCTAAATCAATACCGTAAAATTTGCATGGCTTTTCGTCCGGTGCAGCAATTATAATCTTTCTTCCAGGTGGCTTCCATTTAGAAATAGTTTTGCCTAATCGTAACCATCTGTCATCAGGTCTAGTAATAATTTCACCGTGCTGTAGATTATTTTTAACAATACGATGCCAAAATTTATAACCATTAGGATTAGTAATTGACATCTCGTTTCCAAAATAACCAGTATCCATGTAGTAGAAATCTCGCCGATCTTCCCAACACTGCTGTATTATTTTCTTTTTTAGTATGCCTCTTAGTACAATGGGATTGTTACTAGACTCATAGACAAAGTCATCATAACTTGTAATAGTAGAACCACTACCTTCTGCAAAAATATCAACGTACTGTGATTTTTTGGTATTATTTAAAAAGATCCAATTCATAGACGTTGTTGACAATACTCAGTTAAAATTCGCTCGCGGTGCCATTCATCGGCAAAGCTACCTTGGTCAGCAAACTCGTGAAAACAAGGAGTACCTAAGGTATAGTGAACTAGATTCGCATTAGGATTGTGATCATATTCAACATCTAACCAATTCCATTCAGTTGGCAATTGGCCAATATCGGAATCATCTAACCATGTAAATCTATGTAACTGTGCTCCTGTTGCTTGTTCAACAAATGTCGGAGTAAGTACTCTATTCTTAGGATGACCGCAGTTCCACATAATAACGCTTGACCAATTCTTGCGTGGATAATCTTCATTTTTACTGCCAAGATATTTTTCATTCATCTTAGTTTTATAATCGTGTTTGACAACCATAACTGCTTTAGAGTCGTCTCGTAATTCCCAAAGTTTTACAATATCCTCACGTAAAATCATATCACCATCTATAAACAATGTCCATCCCATAAAGTCAGATAATACAGGTGTTAAAAATCTAGAATAGATAAACTGGTTACTTCCATCCATGTGTGTTTCTTTATAATCTTTAAAATTATTAAGAGCTAGTGGAGTAATACTAACTGGTCTGGTCGCATGTCTAATAATACTGTTAGAGCACACATGAAATGCAATGGCCTCTCGAGGATCGTATCCAATAAAAACTTTAATCATTTTCTTTCAATGTCCTCTTCGTCGCATTGTTCGCCGTATTGTATTTCAATAACCCGCAGCGGTTTATCTGTTGGGTTCTGTAATTGATGCCATTCGCCAACATTAATAGTTTCTTGTTTGTATACGTCAATTCTTTCACCGCCATATTCCCAATTTAATGCAGCTTGGCCTTCAGCAACAAACCAAAGTTCGGCTCGATGTTTATGTCTCTGCATACTTAGAGTTTTTCCAGGATCGACTGTTAATTCTTTGACTTTAACATTATCGCCTACCGTATGCAGTACTCTATAATATCCCCAAGGACGAATAGTCTTAGGTGCTTTCCACTCTTGTAAGATCCAACTGCTTGAATTCTTTTTGTCCTCTCCGCCGACGCCAAAGACAAATTCTACATGAAGCATTTCCTTAAGTACATCCATTTCTGGAATATTTGTCTTTGTTCGATCTCCACCATTGGCAAAGATAATATGAGATTGTGGATGAATCTTTCTAACTTTTCTAATAGCATCTTTAGCACTATTATCGCTGTCGTCAAAGTTAATAACTCTATCAACGTCTTGTAGAGCTGCAATTATAGTTGCTCGTTCTTCCCAGGGCATAAATTCTTGCCCTTTCTTTCGACGAAGCCATTCGTCAGAGTTAACGCCAACAATAAGCATATCACCGAGTTCTTTGGCTGCTTTAAAGTAAGCAATGTGACCTGAGTGTAGGGGATCGAATCCGCCTGTGATTAGTACAATACGTTTCATGCTGTTATTTATGTGGTCAGTTTTCTAGTAAATACTGATATGACGAAACAGTTTCAAATACTATCTAGAGAATTCGACGAACAGTTCATTAACGGATGGAAACGGTTTACTCATCAATTGATAGTAGTTGACGATATAGCACTAGCGAACCCAGAAATACCATTAGTAGTTCCGGCAAATCCATTGGGACTTATTGGAGAATGGATGGCTGCAAAACGTCCATATATTGCCATTAATCGACCTTATATAGGGTCGTGGTTAGAAACAAAAAGATTTGCTGCTAGAGTTGCAGTTAACTCATTTGCATGTACACGATTTGGTAATGCGTCTTACCAAAGATGGAATACAACTAGATTGGACATCCAACCATGGAAGGTAAAGGAGATTAAGAATGTATTGATTGCGCCTAGCAAAAAAAGTCAAGGCATCTTTACAACAGTTGATCCAGTGGTATGGTCTAATCAGCTCAAAGAGTTTTTTGAATCACAGGGTGCTAATGTAAAGGTTCGATTGAAGATAGGCAAGAAGGGTATACAACATTACGGTAACGGACTCTTTAAAGGAGTATTCGGTGACGACGGTGATTTTGAATGGGCCGATCTAGTCGTTAGTTACAGTTCTGCAATTACTGCTGAAGCATTTTGGTACGGAAAGAAAGTAATTAGTCTAGGACCGTGTCCAACTTGGGTAGCCTGTGAACACACACTAGATAATTGGAATGATCCCACAGAGCCAGTTAATCGACATGCATGGCACGAACATGTTGCATGGGTGCAATTTAATCACAACGAATGGTTTGATGGCAGTGCTCAAGAGATGACCCTGTATTACCAGGGCCATCCATGTGAGGTACCGCACGATGATTTATTTAAAGAGTGGCGTCTTCCAATCCAGCGACCCTTAACTTAATAATATTAGTTAAGTGCCATTGCTTCTGATCCAATGACTTAATAATGCCTAACCACTTATTACGTAGTAAGGCAACTTCATTAATAATTTTCTCAAAGTCTACAACATCTGCTTCGCCGTCTACAAACTTTTCACAGTCTCTAGACGACAATGCTCGCTGATAACTTTCGAGATATTTACGAAAGTGCTGACTCTTTAATCTACGAAGTTCTATGTTTAGATATTCAAGAACAGCTTCAATCTCTTGTAGTTGATTAAATCTATTCTCAACAATACCGGGCATTACTGAACTGTTTTTTTCTATGTTGCCATAGATTCTACATTCCAACTTTGCTTCTAAAAGTTCAGCCTCATAGTAAGCTACTGCATCAGGTATGTGGCTGATATCCTTAGAAACTTTGTCGTACC